TCCCAGCTTAGGTCCCCGTCTGGAGCCATGTGTCCTTTGTCGTAGCCTGTGCCAGCATAGTCGCCTGGAACTGCACCGTTAGGTACAAATTGGTTTGGAGCGAAAGCGTTAGTACGAGCCACGCAACCAAGTGCATTTTGTGGTAATAATTCATATGTTACAAATTTTGGTAATTTAGCTGCCGCATCATATCCAACTAGATAAGCCTGTTGGCATAATGGCTGTACACCCTGGGCGTTTGGAAAACCATATGGTGCGTGTGCTTGGCATTGCTGTACTGGGAATGGTTGCCGTTGATTCCACGCATTTGCTGTTGTTACTGTTAAGCCCGCAACTGCGAAGGCTAGAATAGCTAATAATTTTTTCATTGTTGAAAATCTCCTTGTTGTATATTTAGTCTGCTGGAACTAATGCTGGAATAGTTTCTAACCCACGTGCTCTTGCGGCGGTAGCACGATGATTTCCATCCAAAACCCACCCATCCGAGTCAGCAACCACCGGACGATTACGTATGTCGTGCATACTAATTTCTTCTACGTGATCCCAATTGATATCAATTACTCGACGATAAGGATCGTCTTGATGTACGTATTCTGGAGTTTTAAGTTCGCTTACAGGAATATTCTTTAAAACCCAAGTTTTATGTTTTAATATTGGTTTAGGCATATGGTACTCGTGGTGAATACCGTTGACATATTTTAACACTTCGCGACTGGTATACAAATTACCTTCTCTAGGATTAACGCTGTCCTCGTCGTTTTCAAATACAGCGACTTCCATTTGACTAGGTTTAATTTTACCGTGCAGGGCCTGACTTAGTTTGTGTACAGTATCTTTGTAGTTGTGATCTTTATACAGTATACCAATACCGCCATTGGCTTCCCATAACTTGATGTTGGTTTCCCAATCGTCGATTAGTATATTAGGTGTTCCGTCGGCCTGACGTGCGAATTTATATTTTTCGTGATCAAATATAACTGCCTGTGGTTGATGTTGACGCAGATGTTTTTGTAGCCATTCAGCTTTTTCTGAGCTGGACTCTTCAACGTTACTCATTAACGGACTGCTAAGGATACTGTATTTTCCGTTGGTTAAGTGTATAACGCCACGCATAAATTTACCAGCATTTGGCAACACCGGTAACATTTTAAAAAATCCAGGTTGCTGGGCAATCTGATCTACACCTAATTCTTTGCGGTGTATTTCACGCCAGTAAGCTACATCGTGCTCACGTGCTACTTCGCCAAAAAAATCAGCAAGGACACCGTCCATATCAACATAGACTATGGGTTTAACTGCGTCCTTGGATTCGAATTCTATTGACCTCATTAAGTATTTATAAGGTCTGTGCGGGCTTTAGCTGTAAATTTCCTGATAGAATTTTCGGCTATTTTGTACGAATGTATGATACAGATTTTGTTGTTTGATATAAAACTCTCGGGCGATAGTACCCCAGTTTGCCGGCTGAAGTTTTATTTCTACTTCTGAGTCGCCGTACATATTTCGAGGTTCTAACCCGTGTTTATGGCATAAGTGTTGTATAGGTTTATTCCACCCTAGACAATGCATAAACAGTTCTTTGTAGCCACGGTTACGTGCCCATAATAAAGCTTCATCCATTAAACGATTGGCAATGCCTTGCCCACGATATTCCGCATCAACAATAATACCAAACTCTACTACTCGACCGCTAACAGCAATATGTATCGTACCTACCCAACATTCTTGATCTTGTGCGATTAAAAAGAAATGTTGTTTGGGATTACTTGTTACACGATCCATCAGGGCGTGTATTACGTGATCATTTCCTGATACACCAAAATAAAGCTCAAGAGTTTCCTCGTCCTGGGTTTGTAACCAGTTGCCAAACTTTGGGTAGTCTCGAATGGACAAGAATTCGGTGGTAATCATCTTTGATACAGTTTTTGTGCTTCTTTCCAGCGACCTTGGCGAGTTATGTAGCAGGCATAACGAGCTTCACCCCAGGCTTCTAAAATTTTCCAGATTGTTTTCATAGACCACGATTCCAGTAAAATGAATTGCCTTGCTCATACTGGCGTGTCCAATGTTCTACTTCGGCGGCATTAGTTGGACGCTTGCTGATGATAAATGCTTCTAAACGTGATTGTTCTTTAGTGCTAAAAAACTTGGTAAGTTTTTCTAATAATTGTGTCATTTTGTGACTCCTCATAGTTATATCAGTGTTTCTACTGATATAACTATTTATACCTGGCGCCGCAACAAATTATTAAAGTTTTATTACAGGCTTATCGACGTGTAATGATCTCGTCTACAAGTCCGTATGCTAGTGCTTCTTCGGCACTCATAAAGAAATCACGTTCCATATCAGCGGCAAACTCATCAAATGTTTTACCCGCTGAATTATGTTTGACATAGATTTCAGTTAGATAACGTTTCATTTTAAGAATTTCTTGCGCCTGGATTTGAATATCTGTTGCTTGTCCACGTGCGCCACCCGACGGTTGGTGAATCATATGGCGAGCGTGTGGTAGCATTAATCGCTTACCTTTTGCTCCGGCTGTGCTAAGAAGGCTTCCCATACTGCAGGCCTGACCCATAACAATGGTACTAACATCGGGTTTGATAAACTGCATTGTATCGTAGATAGCCATGCCTGCTGTAACTGAACCGCCGGGGCTATTAATGTAGAATAATATATCAGCATTGGGGTCTTCGCTTTCTAAAAATAGTAATTGAGCTACTAGTAAACTAGCAGAATGTTCATTAACATCCGTATCTAGCATTACAATACGGTCTTTGAGCAATCGACTATAAATGTCGTAAGCACGTTCGCCATTAGATGTCTTTTCCAAGACGGTAGGTACAAAATTAGGCATAAATCCTCTTAGGTTGAATTAGTTTGTATAGTGTACTAGAATTGTACTAGGAAGTCAACACTTGCGGAAATCTTGGTGTTTGAACCAACGCTTTTGACCGTAGGCTGTTTTTAGTCTAAGTCCGTAGTAGTCAAATCGATCACGCCACATAAAGAAACTAGGGCCGTGGGCACCAGATTCGGGCATAGCACCATCATACTCTTCAAAACGAGTAAAATCCCATTGATACTGATGTACCATTTCGTGTGCTAGAGTTTGGATAAACCACTGTGGGCAGAACCATTTGTCGCTGAGCTGAATAGTACAATGGCTACCTGTCCATTGTTTTTCATCTTCCCAATTACAAAATCCCCAGGTTTGGCGTCGACTGCCTTGTATAATTTCTGGACGTTTTAAGCGATTATCAAACAGATAGCGATTACAGATTTTATATACGTAGTTTATATCTTGGTAACTAGGGCGGAACTGTAGCCTACGTTGATACGTAATGCTCGGAAGTGGAGCTTCCATAATTGCTCTGATGGGATTTGGTCTTGCCATGAAAATGCCCTCGCTAAGGTATTTATAATATACCTTAGGAGGGCATTAACTACTACTTTATTAGATCATAAACGGCGTACTTAACGAACTGTAACTTGCCCAACTACAGCACCAGGTTTTTCCAGTGCTTCGGCACGACGTTCTTTGTACTCAGCATTTTCTACTGGCATCAGAGTTAAGGTAGAACTAGTTCCATCTGGGTTAACTACACCAACTTTATCACCCTTTTGGGCCGGAGTACCAGATTGACTCGGTTTACCGGTTGTAATTTCATCTAGTTCTTTAAACGCTTCTGGAGCACGGGCTTCGCCAGCCTTGGTAGATCTAAGTACATTAGCAGAACCAATTGGCAATGCTACCAGTACATAGGTACGAATACGATTGCCTTCGGCAACGTGTTTCATTTCTACAGTTTCGACTCCAGTGATATCAATGTCGGCGCACATACTACGGATCGCCATTTCAGAATTTTCTACACTGGCATCACCGTTGTCGGATCTAAACACTTTGGTTTGACTGCGAACCTTGCCGCCGGCACTGGTACAGATTTTAGCATAAGCAATGGTCTTGGCTTTCATATCTGCCATACCAAAGTCTGTGCTAGTAGCTGTACCGTTTTCGTAAACAGCATTAGGGCTCTTAGGCAATCTGCTCATCCAGTCTGGTGCTTCGCTAACAGCGATCTTAGTCTGACGTTCTTGGCGCTCATTGAGCTCCTTGAACTGAGCATTGTAATTCCCAGTGGTACCACAGGCACTGAGTAAACCTGCTACTGCTAAGACAACTGCTAACTTCTTCATATAAACACCTCTTTGGTTAAACAACATAAAACAATTTTACAATATTGGTTAATATTTGTCAACTACTAACCATTTCGAATTTGGACCTGTGTCCTGTTTACAAATAACACCTTGGTATAGGTACATATTGGTATCTCGGGCACCACGTTCCACAAACATTCGGCATTGGGTACTTTTGTAAGTAAAGTATGGACGCTCGGCCGGAAGAACGTGTAAATCTACTTCGCTCTCCCAAATGACTTCGCCGGCCTGTACCGGGCGCACTCGAATTTCGGTAAGATCGCTACACACCATTTGGCTGTCCGATTTTACTTTGTCCAATTCAACTTCGGCCAAAATATTTCCACGTTCTGGGCGTATGGCCTGTACACAGGCTTCGGTTTCGGTTGATCCCACACCTTCGCCTTCGACTGTTTCCCAGTCATTGCCAATATGTATACGATATCGTAGTACACATCTTTGTCCGGCTGGATCGGGAGTAACTAACCGTTGTATGTCAACTGGACGACTGTTAATACTGCTACGACTGATGTTGGTTTTAACTCGCATCAGGCAGTCAGCCTGTGCTACAGTGGTCAACAACGCTAGCCCAAATACAATGGATTTCATTACTTGTACCTGTCAGGATTAGCACAACCAATACGCAAACTCCATATCAACGCACGAGCACGTAGGTTGAATAGACGATCTTCGTTTGATAGGTCTTCTGGCCGTTTACCATAGACACCACGCATACGCTGTTGGGCTTCTGCCCATTCGACCCACTGATCAATCCGTGGGCACTGAGCACTTGAAATTTTTAGGTTTGTAAATTCCTCGAGACTGTAAGGCCTATAGGTCTGAGCTGTAACACTAGACGCTACAAACATTAAACCAAACAGTAGGAATTTCATTTTTGTTTGACACTGAGATGATGCCGTGTGATTTTGTGTTCAATCATACTAATCACATTAAGGAAAGGCCACTCTAATACAAACGGGCAACCTTCACGCCAGGCCTGTTTTTGGAGGAAATATTTATATTCTGCCAAATCGTCGGAACTCTTAGGATCAAAGGTTCGCTTGGGCCAAAATTGAGTGCTAACTCTAAAGTTTTTCATATTAAGTTTCATAGTCTGTATATTATACCTTATTGGGATTTTATTGTCAAACAATCTTAACTCGGGATTTTTCTACCCGGTCTGAAAAAATCTGGTTGCCGCGATCACGTATTAACTCAGCCGAACCTTGCGGATCATTTTCAAACATTTCACGAATATCCTTTTCCGAAATTCCGTCAACGGCAGACATTGTATAAATTTCATAATGGCGTTGTGAGTTTGCTCTAGCACGAAGTAACAATCGTTGAACAATACTGTTCAATTCAGGTGTTACTTGCTTGCCTTCTAGCAAGGCCCAGGCTGTGGCTTTTTCGTATTCGGTTACGTTAACCACAGCCTCTAGACCTTCACAGTCCCAGCTGAGTAAAAATACATTACTCATTAATCCCAATCCTTTTTACCACCAAAACGTTCATTGTAGTCGTAACCAGCAAGGTACGCTTCAACCTGATCCGGGGTCATTAGGTCACGAGTAACTTCGTGGCTGTTATAACTGTCACCCAGGTAAAAATGTGGATCACGTGGACGACTGTACCAACTGTCAGCACTACCGCGATCAAATGGGCCACCGTGACGGCTATCGTATTTCTTGCCGTTAAATTCAATAACACAAAATTTATCTTCTACTAGCATATCAGCCTCCTGATTAAAAGTGCTGGTTTTTATTTAGAGTCAAAAACCAGCAAAAAGTGACCGCAAGTTTCTGGGGTATCAAGGCTCCCCAAGGATCGCAAGACCCCATTACAGCCTTAGTTTATAATTGACCTTTTAAAAAAATACTTGTCTTTTTCAACGTGTGTAAGTTCCCACCCATCTTTACCCAATTCATTTATATTATGTAAAATCCAGGCCTCGTCTCTTTCGTCCAGAGTCAAATCTGGACGGAAAAGTTCTACTTCCTCTCTACGGGCTAACCGCCACAACCCTCCGCCCGGTATGAATCCAGGTGTGAAAATTTTATATTCCCAAGACATAGTTTTCATGTTATCGGCTCAAGTTAATGATACGACCTTGGAACTCATTAAAGCTCACACGCCAAGGAACAAACATTTCAATACCAACACGACCCTTGCATTCGGCATCGCTCCAAGAATCTTTGGTAACCAAAATCTTGTAAGCCTGGTAACCCTGTTCGGTGCTGTGAGCATCAACTACACGACCTTCGATAAAACAGTCTTCACGGCCCAACATTGGTTTGAAGTCGTACGCACGAATAGTATCGCCTTCAACAACTGTTAATCCAACCATTTTTAGCTCCTTGTTAATTACTATACCGTTAGTATAGCATTTTGGGCATTTTGGGTCTACCGGAATTTTGGCCGTAAAAAAACCCCGTTTTTACGGGGTTTTTGGGTGTTGTTTTTACACAACAGGATTACTTAGCTACTGCGAAAAACTTAGAAAAGTCCACAGATTTTGTAGTCTCAACAACCTGTTTAGCCAACTCTAAATTGGTGTCATAAACAGTCTTAGTAAAATCCGCATAAGAATCTACTAGAGTTTCTAGGTTAGCACGGATTGCCTTGTCTTCAACGTATGTTAAAGGTGTCTTGCTTGCTTTTGCTACTTGATCTACGATTGATTTAAACATTTTATTTTTCCTTTATTAAGCGAAATGTTATTACAAGACCCGAACTATTCAGCATCTTGTTTACTGCTATACTAAGTTATAGTATACATTTATTTATGTTGCGACGCAATATTTTAATATTTTTATTTCACCAAAATGTTCGCTAAATATTAGTATCTATTCGAATAGGAGATTTAAAATGGATTTTACAACAATCATTGGTATAGCATTAATCGTTGCTATCGCTTGGACTTTGATCAAAGCATTTAGCAAAAAAGAAACTATTGCTGAAGCCATCAAAGAAGAAGTTGCTGAAGTTAAAGCTGTTGAAGCCAAAGTTGAAGAAGAAGTTAAGGTTGTTGCTACCAAAGCAAAAGCCACAGTTAAAAAAGCTACAACACGCAAACCAAAAGCCGCTAAGTAATATCCAATGGCAGTTCAAGATCTAGGACTATTTGTCCTTGATGTTAGTGAACCAGTTTTTAGATATCACTTTAATGAACTAGTAGGTCCTATTAGAAATAATTGGACCTACTATTCTGATGTAGATTCGTTTATTGGTAGCCAGCATCAGCGCCGAGTAGCCTGTTTTCAAATTCCTTATCCCTACAACAATAGTGTAGAACAACTCATTGACCAAGTCTATGATTCGTGTGAAGCTGTTATTATTTTAGGCAGTGAGTTACATCCACGTACAGTAGATTTTATGCGGCGGTATGATAGGCCAAAAATTGCGTGGTTTGTCTGCGGCATACTCAATGATAAATTACACTATAGTGAAGTACACCCATTTTTAGATTGGTTTACTACGAGTGTACACTTTTACAAGAATGTACGTCCCAGCACCCTGTACAGTTTAACACCATACCAAACAAAACCTTTGATGTTTGACGCATTGTTAGGCCGTAAAAAACCGCATAGAGATCAGGCTTATGATTTTATTGTTGATACTGGACTAATTAATCAAGGTACCGTAACTTACGTAAACACACATCAGATTAATTTTAGCGCAGATAACCCCGGACAGTGGCGTTGGGAATTAACAGGCCTTGAAGATCACGAAGGTGTAGAGTGGACTGTGGATCGTGTACGGTACTATGGACACCGTATGAGTCTAAGTCAGATTATTCCTATAGATGTCTATAATCAAACAGCCTACAGTTTAGTCTGTGAAACTAACTTTAACAACGACTATGTGTTTTATACAGAAAAAACTGTTAAGCCTATACTGGCTCGTAGATTGTTCGTACACCTAAGTCATAGATACGCACTACGTGGCTTACGTGAGCTAGGATTTAAAACATTTGGTGATATCATAGACGAAAGCTATGATGAAATAGAACCGGCTACACAACGGCATCAGGCCGCTTTAGAACAACTACAGTGGTTATGTCGCCAAGATCAGACCAGCATACTAGCACGTTGCCGTGATACGGTAGATCATAATTTTAATTTAATGTATGGAAGAGATTGGTATCACGATTTTAAACAACCGTTTGGTCGTGTACTGCTTAATCAATAATGCCAAAGTTGGCCCACCGAGCGCCACCTAAACTTACCCACCCCATCGGACCACCAATATTAGGATTACTGTTAAAGACTACAGTACCTTTTGGCATATCATTGGCTGGCGGGCTGTCGTTGCTCATTACAGTGATCTGTCCTATTGAAATAGTGTCAACTGCCACGCCACCATCAGGACTGAGTGTGATGTTTTTCTTACCGTTGGTGCTTAGTACTAAGGACTGATTACGTGGCAATCCAATAATACCAACGTTGGTTTCTAGTTTACCAAATCCAATTTCAACTTCTTGATCCCAAATACTTAAACTTTGATTAGGTTCAATAGTGTTAACGCCTACACGTTTATTAGTAACGTACAGCGTTGAACTAAACAAACTTTCGCCAACGACCTGTAATTCGGTAAGTGCGCCAACTGTTCGTAGATTACTATTAACAATAGTTGAACTTAAATTAGGACCATTGACAATTTCTTGACCGTTTAATGTGATCTTGGTAAGATCTAATCCTTCTTCTTTAATCTGCTTAAAGACCAAAGAACTAAATCCAGCAAACACAGAATCATTTAGGCTAGCACGAACATTGTTGGTAGCATCAGCTACTAAACTAGTGTACATTGTACTGGTCTTGGGAACTACTCCAGTGATATTTAAATCGCCTTCGATGTTGACTGTACCTTTGACAGTAAGGTCCCGTGTTAGCAAATTGTTTTCGACTACAATAGCTTCGTCAAGAATTGTCAGTTGACATTGTGTTGATTTGTCATCAATACCAGTGCTACTAAAATTTTCAATTATGCCACCAGAGATTTGACTACCAGACAACGCTAGGTTTCCGGACTGTATTGCTGTGGCTGGAATACTGGCGTCGGGGAATTCAAATGTTTGAGCTGTTAGGCCACTGGCAAATGTTTGTTCAAACATCTGCTGTATGGGAATCTTTTTAACTAACGCAGTTACTTGTTTTTCTACAATGCTTTCAATCTGGCTTTGTATATTTGTGTTTACTTCTGCGATTATGTTATCTACGATTGCTTTGACTTGTTGTTGTATATCCATTTATTCTTTAGTTGAATTGTATGCTAACCACGTGTTCGTAGTTCTTTTTGATTAAACTCTTATACATAATGTTCTTGTGTACGAGGAAATTCACTGCTCCTGCGTCTATACTAAATTTTGCTAACTGTTTAAAAAACATTGTACGTCTTTCAAACGTTCCATAAGTTACTAACGAACTATCCGGACCAATTTCGTAAACCATTGTATTCCAACGTGTTCGATCTTTTAGGTCCCAATCGTGCGATTCTAAGTATATACGAATATCAGAACCATTGCGTACATTAGTTGGTTGACTAAAGTCGCGATCTTTGTAGTCCTGATTTTTATAATCCCTAACTGTACTTATCACAAAGTCTGTGGCTAGGTTACAAATATTGGCAATTTTGGTTTGTTGTTCGGTGTCTGATTCAGCAAAGGTAAAATACTCATCCATGGCAATTACGCACTCAAACTTCTTTTTGTGTGCGTCTAATTTAGCTGGATCTATATAGGTAAATTTTACTCCCTGGCTTTTTAAAAATTGTTGTGCTGTGTCTGATATCTCGGTCACTGAAATACTCTTGGCCTGACAGCTGATAATTGCGGGGTTAAAACCAACAAATAATACTGTGGTTGGTGTTAAATTTTCTGTGGTGTAAACTGTGTCAAGTATCTGTTGCTTTTTAAATATAACATCCTGCATACGAGGATTATATTTGAGAGCAGATAGTATTGCATCAGTATAATTCTGAAAGTTCATAATATTCCAAATGTTACTACTATTTATTGCTATCTCGCAATAAATCTAGTGTAACACAATGGAAGCCACCGCCAAGTGTACGACTATGGCGTAGTTTAAGAGGTATAACTGTAAACTTATATGATTCTAGTAAGGCAAATAGATTAGACTGTTGTTGATCTACTATAACAGTATGTTGATTAACGGCTAACATATTCAATCCTATCCATTTGCTGGCATAGGGGTATTCATAAAAATCTTGTGCCTCTACATCGTGTATCCATACTTTATGCCATCCGTCGAATACTCTTGGTACCGTATCAAAGTTTACACGGCTACCATTTATTAACACCAATCCAGGACGTAAAGGTACAATGGTTGAGTCAATATGTACGCCACTATAAAAATTACACAGTTCTATAGTTACCTCGGGGAATTGCTCGCACAACCATTCATACGCCGGTCTGTTGCCTGACGCACTTTCAAGGAATAACATTTTATCACCCAACCGGCATACATTGGCCGCATCAAGTATCATACCCTGATCTCTGGGCATAGTGATAATACGTTTAGCGTCAGCTAAAATATCTACGTAGGATTCATATTCCATATCTCTACAAGGATACATCATTGCTGGATCAACAACAACATCTCCGTAGACTATAAATCTATCACGTGGACAATAATTATATAACCCGCCTAGTTCTTGAAAGTTTAGACCAGTGGGTCGCACAACCTCAACCCCTAGACTAGAAAGTGCCTGGCATAAATTGTTTAGGTCTTCGTTGGTTTCGTCAATAATCCACTGTGGCACAGGACCACTGGGCACTGGAGTTTTTTCCCAGGTTGTTTTTTCTGACTCTAACGCAAAGACTGGATCTTTACTGGGCCAATTAGCATAGTCAGCGATGCCAACTACTACACGTTTTAAATTATCCCATTCATTATAACTACTAATCATTGGTGTCCTGTAATTTGTAAAGTGTATCTCGGAGTAGATCCTATGTTAGCGGCCATATGTGGGGTGTCGTACGGCCATTCAACAGTAGCACCAGCTCGCCAATTTGTATAAGGTGCGTCTATGTATTCGGCATAGTGCCCGGGTTGCCAGTCCTCTAAAAATACTATAGCTCGTCGTATTGATAATTCTTGACCATACAGGCCAAACAAATCAATGTATTTTAAATATAAATCACTGTGCGTTGGCAGTATAGTACCGGGCATCATACGATAGTAACTGGTACATACATCTTGCCAACCTTCTTCTTTAAAAAAATCAATAAACTTATCGTTCCAGGACGGTTGTGGGCTACGCATATCACACATATCACCTGTGAACTTACCAGGGTAACCTAGTGCTAGCCAATGGGCAACATTTGGATCGTCGTTGAATGGCTCGTTGATGTAGGTTAACGATTTATATTCGTCGTCCCAAAACTTTGGAATATGATATTTAACTACCGCGGGTATTGCCATAGTGTATAACTCGAATATTTCCGTTCTGCGGATACTTGCGCCAAGGGTCAATGATAATACTACCAGGATCAATACGGCAATACAATGTTTGATTGTCGGTTACACCAGCGTATCCATATGTTACCTGTTGGTTGTGCGCTAACAATACACAGCCCATCACCGACTCAGGAACAGATTCTTCTGTTAAAGGATCGATGTAGACAGGATCAATACCCCATTGTTTTAAATAGTAACCTACTAGCAAACTATAACTACCTTCTAAGTATGCTACGTTAGGCTTATAGGCTTTGCCGTGAATATAAACAGGAAGTCCTTCTCTATGGTCGTAAATATAACGTGCCATATTACGTGCCTGTACCTCACGTGCTTTCATAATTGTATCAAATATATCGTAACCTAAGTCTAGGTTTTCTGCTAGGTAACGCAAGGCAATGTTATCACGTGGATGACAAGGCCCTGCATCTCCCATACCTGCTGTCATATACTTTGGTCCCATAATACGCATTGTAGACTTAGCCAGCGCATCTGTTACTACGTCTACATCGATGTTGCCTTGTTTAATAGCAACGTCTTGAATCATATTAACAAGACCAATTTTTGCCGAGATGAATGTATTGTAAAACACTTTAATACATTCAGCTTCGTCCCACGTACCAACAACGTAACGTGGATTGTTTTCCATTATTGTCCTATAGAAGTCAGTCAATAAGCGAGCATCGCCAGTCTCGCTTCCGTCCTCTGTACCAATGATAACCATCTCTGGGTTAACCATGTCCCACTCTACACTACCCATGGCGATTAAGTATGGATTGTAAATGAAACGTGCGTTGGTAATGTTGTTCTTCAGTTCTCTACGTGTTGTGCCGGGCAGAACTGTGGAGATTAATACTACTAATTGATTGGGGGTTGCTACTTCGTTTACTTGCTTTAATACATCGTTGACTATGGTATAGTCAAAGTCTTTGTTCTTTAGGTGTGTGATTGGTTGATCACCGCCGTAAATGGGATCGTGTGGTGTTTGTACAGCAATGAATACTAGTTCTTTGCCTAAGACAGCATCTTCTAATCGAGTGGCAATTTTAATTTTGCTACTTTCGCGTGGATAAATATCATACCCAACAACATTGTGACGGCTTGCCATTGTTTCAGCACAGGCCATTCCTAATTTGCCAACTCCAATAAATCCTACTTCCATTAATGTTCTCCTTAGACAGATTCTATAATATACTACACAGTAACTTTATTCAACCTTTACGAGGACAAAGTCACTATTTTTATCCTTTTGGTACCTACGATCGTACAATGTTTATAGGAGCAAATGGATTTAATATCAATCGACATCATATACATCATCAAGAACCAAAATTAGGTAGTAGCATCAGGTGCTACTACTTTGATCAGGAACCATTTTACAATCTAACACCTATACTTGATCGCACAATTAAAAATACAGCAGATCATCCGACACTATCTAGAAAAATACATATTCTAGCCAATAGTGAAATTAGCGAAACAAAACGCCAATACTGTCGAGATTATAAAATGTACGACTGGTACTATTTTTATCACGGGTTTGCGGCTTTAGATTGGTATAGAGATTTTGAATATGCACATCCAGCAGTATTTGATAACTATCAAAAAGTATTTATATGTTACAACCACCTTACTAGTAAATTACGTTCTTATCGACTACATTTAGTCAGCAACCTAATCAATCAAGATTTAGTTCGACACGGATTAGTTAGTTTATTTCTCAAGGACGACTACGGAACCTGGCAAGATACCATTCGAGATTCTGCTAATCCGCTCGACCCCAGAGCGGTACCTTACATTATAAAAGCACTTGCTGGACGCAAAGAGCCGTTAACGATTGATACAGATACTCCTGTGGGATCATTGAGTGCTAATGTACAATTAGATCAGCTTACTAGTGCGTTGTGGCACATAGTAACAGAAACAATTTACTACGATCCTAAACTGCATCTGACTGAAAAAATATTCAAACCTATTGTAGCCAAGCGTCCTTTTATCTTAGTAGGGGCGCCGGGAAATTTAGCATACTTAAAACGCTATGGTTTCCGTACATTTGATCGTTGGATAGATGAAAGTTACGATCAAGAAACAGATCATTATATACGCATAGAAAAAATCACCGCAGAAATTCAACGTTTATGTGATCTTGGTCCAGTGCTATTAAAACAAATGCACAAAGAAATGCTAGAAACGCTAGACTACAATTACCAGCATTTTTATAACGGTTTTAAACAGATTATTGTCGACGAAATGTCAGACAATTTTGAACATATTCTGTGTCAATATAACAATGGGCGTCAACCTAATAATCATAGCCCATACCATCAACGTCTTGACCTTGATTTCCCATTGATAAAACAGCGCCTGCTCAGGTAAATATTAGCATAATAAAAAATTCAAGGAGCTAGTATGGGCGAGATTTTCAAGATCATTGGCGATCTAGGTATGCCAGTTGCGGCAGCTCTAGGTGGTGGGTATTTTGTGTACCTAACAATTAAACTATTATTACAGGGCGTACTGGGCAGTATCAAAGGTATGGCTGGTATTATTACCGCTCTCGATAATCGCGTAAAAACTATGAATCACGATGTTATACGTATTGATACAGTAGTATCAAATGCATTGGGTTTACGTCCCGATGTAGATCGTATATCGCGTGCCGACGGCAAAAACGACGCAAGGAGAGACTAATGTTATACTATGATTACAATTGGGATCTATGTCCTAATTATATTAAACTAGACGAAGAACTCAATACTGATGCGCTGGGCTGGAAAGAAGGCGACATTTTTAAATTTGTAGAAGTTAACGGGGTGAGACTGATTAAAAAAGTAGACCCGATTGAAAAATTTGCGAGAGGATTCGGTAATGAGTAATTTAAAATGGAATCCAAGCGAATACCCATTAGATCAACAAATTTGGACCGACAAAGATTTAATTAAGTACACGCTCATAGCGTTTACAATAGGAATTATTATAGGAGTAATATTATAATGGCATTATTAGATTCAGTTTTAGGTTTGATTACAAAAACACCAAAAGATCCCGACGCACCAAAGCCACCGGCAGGTAGCCGCAGTGAACGTGAAGCAAAAATCAAAGACAAAGCAGGTATGGTTATTAACGTATTTGCGTTGTTGCTAGCCGTTAACGTATGGTATGGCGGCAAACTATCAAGTACTGTATTAAACAATACAATCAAAGCCAGCGATGTTTATAATTTTTATCAGGCTAAGAGTCTTAAACAAAGTCTAGCAGAGCAGTCGTTGTATGATGCTCAACGAATTGGCGATCGGGCTCGCGTTGAAGATATGAAAGCTAAAATTGATCGTTACGAAAACGAACCTGCCGAAGGCAAGCGGGCATTGCTAGCCAAGGCTAAACAATTGGAAGCCGAGCGTGACGAAGCAAAGACACGTAGTCCCTGGATTGGATATGCGTCAACTGCATATCAAATGGCAATTGTGTTATTATCAGCAAGTATCTTGGCTGTTAGTATGATGTTGTTCTGGAGTAGTTTTGTTGTAGCAGGTCTAGGTCTGGTATTGAGCCTTCAGGGCGCACTTTTACTATTTTAAGGATATACCATGGTTGATGTAGCTGAACTAGTAAACAAATATGGCTTTCCCATTATCATGGCAGTGGGCATGGGCTACATCATTCATTACGTATGGACCTGGGCAACAACAGAAGTAAAACCTGTTATCAGTGACGCTAATACTGTGCTTATCGCTCTTATTGATCGTATCCGTATGTTAGACAACGATTTGATTCGATTAAATCAAAAAGTTAATACAGTATTACACCTACGTGGCAAGACTATCGAACACGAACGTGTCGAAGCTGAGAAACATATTAATGCTACTAAAGTAGATAAAACTACAACTTCAGACGAACAAGAGGCCTCTGGCGGTACTGGTTAATTGTAATTCAATTGTAACAATCTTATTTCATTGGTTTCGATAAATACTCTGTTAATTCGAGAACAAATTGAAAAAAATATTATTCATCCTTAAACGTAGAGAAGATTATAACGCAATTACACATAGTCATATGGGACTAAGTACAGGATTATATAACTCTGCTAGCTTTGTACACAATATGCTCGGAGATTCTAACATAGAATCCAATTTAGAAGTTGCTATTGACAATAACTGTATTGATCGATTAGTTACCAAACACCGACCAACACACGTTATCATCGAAGCACTTTGGGTAGTACCCAGTAAGTTTACTGTTTTACAAAAGTTACACCCCGATGTAAAATGGATTATTCGCTTACATTCTGACATGCCATTTATGGCCGGAGAAGGCAATGCTATGGATTGGCTTGGTGATTATAGCCGTTTTAAAAACATTATCATTGCTTGTAATGCTCCACGTATGTTGCGTGAAACACAGTTATACTTACAGCACTTAAATCAATGGACCAAAAAAGAAACTGCGGAACGTGTTATTTACTTGCCTAATTACTACCCACAGGACTATATAACTAAACCATTTAACAAAAACAAATACTGGGTTGATGTTGGTTGTTTTGGTGCTATTCGTCCGCTTAAGAATCATTTATTACAAGCATTTGGTGCCATTGAGTTTGCCGAAAAGATTGGCAAGCAACTAAGATTCCATGTCAATGCTGGACGTATCGAAATGCAAGGCGGGCCAGCCTTAAACAATCTAAAAGGGTTATTCCAACAAATTAGTGGTCACGGGCACCAACTAATCAATCACCAATGGACTCCTAGAGAAGGATTCCTAGAGTTGTGCGCTAGTATGGATATTGGCTTACAAGTTAGTTTTTCAGAAACGTTTAACATTGTTGGTGCTGATATTATTAGTCAAGGTGTTCCGCTAGTTGGATCTAAAGAAATTCCATGGGCCATACCGTTTACTGGTGCCGAACCCACGGAAAGTGAAAATATTTGTCGTAAATTGATGTTAGCATACCGTTTCCCACAGGTCAACGTAAGAGTAAACCAGTGGGCATTAACACACTATACCAATAAAACTGTAGGTACTTGGGCTAAATACTTTAAATAAAGGAGACATTTAATGTCTAAACATCACAGAGTAAGAACATATCATTGGCGCTTAGGTCGCTTAGAAGTTAAAGATGCTTTTTTTGATAATCTAGAGCAAGCATTAACGTTTGCTAACAACGTTGAAAATGCAGATAGTATAAAAGTGTTTGATCACAATGATGAATTAACACATAATGTAGTAAGTGCGTCAACAGAAAGTTATGCATAAATGAGCAAACGACATAAAGTAAAAACACACAGTTGGTCTAACGGAATATTAAATACCGTTGAGCACTTTTTTGATTCATTGGAAGAAGCATTAGCGCATTCTGTATCTCAAACACAAACACATTCTAATTCCAGCGATTCTCATATAGTAAAGATTTACGACGAAAATGAAGAAATCGTACATCACACTACAACTCATCCAGTACCTGTTACAAACAGCTACGCTTAATTCCCAATGTTAATATATATCCTGGTAATGGTCCAGATTACCATAGCCTGCGTTACCTTGTATCTACATCGTAGCCAGGCGCACAGAGCAGTTACATTCCACCCAGTGATAGCACATTTTATGCGTTTTTGGTTATGGCTAACCACTGGAATGGTCACAGCTGAATGGGTAGCAATACACCGCCGACATCATCAAAAATCAGATCAACCCGGCGATCCACATAGTCCACAAATATATGGTATATGGACAGTTCTATTTAAAGGAGCTTTTCTATATCACGAAGCCAGCCGAGATAGGGATATGGTTAACAGATTAAGTGTTGGAACTCCAGATGATTGGGTAGAACGTAATGTATATACAAGGTTTAATTTCTTAGGAATTACTTTGTTATTAGTCCTAAATTTACTTTGTTATTCCTGGTGGGGATTATTGATTTGGGGGATCCAGATGATATGGATTCCATTTTGGGCCGCTGGTGTTATTAACGGACTAAGCCATTGGTGGGGATATCGTAACACCGATACCGCAGACACAAGTCGTAACCTCTGGCCATTGGCTATATGGATCGGCGGGGAAGAGCTTCATAACAACCATCATGCCGATGGCGCTAATGCTTGCTTCAGTCAACGTTGGTGGGAAATTGATATTGGGTGGATTTATATACGAATACTAAGTTCACTCGGGCTTGCAAAGATTAGACTTAGCACCGTTTAGACTAAACTGACTGACCCACTGATCAACATCACTGCCGTATTCGGGCAAGCGGTACGGCAAAAAATACAACTGTAAGAACCACCATACATACGTGTCAATCAATTTATCAATGATCATTTCTCGTGGGCTATGAATTCGCCATTCCAATTATCTGGTAAATCTTGTTGCTTCATAAAGTCGCAACGTTCAATCCAAATCTTGTAATACTTATCCATCTGCCCACCAAAATTACCTGCTAGTTTTTTACACATCGCGGCAGCCTCATCAAACTTCTTGGCTCGGTATAGAGAATGCATTTTGTCGTGCTGTTCACGATCTTTTGTATAGTCAACACCACGTGTGCGTAGAACTGTGTAGATCAAGTCAGCTACTGTTTTGCCCTTAGGTTGTAGGTTATCTAACAGCAAGTAGAAGAAGTCATCTTTAGTTCTGTTGTATGTTTCAGCACCAACAATGTTTAACACACCATAGGCCTTACAACGTGCTTCAAGACGTGCCGCTGTTGAAACCATATCACCTAAGATATCATAGCTGTGTCGTTGGGTTGACCCCATTTCGCCAATAAAGCCAATACCTGTGTTACAACCCCAACCCATTGCGGCAGGAGGTAAGCCTTGGGCTTCCATCTGTTTAGTATACTCATCAACTGCATCTAGCATATCTAAGCCAACCTGGATGATAGTGTGTGCGTGACGAGTATCATCAATAGGAGCACCGTGAATATGCATACTTGCATCACCTACATACTTAATAACCATACCTCGATTATCCAGCATTGGCTTGCTGATGGCATCCATATAGCCATTCATATATTTTGTAAGCCCAGCTACATCATCGCCGTAGTGTTCACCGATTGGAGTAAACCCACGCAGGTCACTAAACATAACACTTACATCTTTACGTACACCACGTTTAATTAACTCCGGATCTTTCTGTAGCATCTCTACAACTTCTTTACTACAGTAGCCGGCAAACTGTTTCTTGATAGCCTGCTTCTGTAAGAACTCACTTATAAACTTTACCCCGTAAGTATGGAGAGCCACAAGAACAAGACCACCAACCAAAGCAGAAACATCGAATAGCCAAGAATGAGATCTATACAAATAATTAGAAAGAGGAATACTACCACCGATAATAACACAGCTTGAAATAATACCAACATAAGTCCACCTTGATAAGAAAATTAATAAAACACCTATGGCAAGTAGACCTAATACTTCTGCGCCTTCTGCCCAATCTGGACGTGTAATTACAGCACGATCTTTGTTAGCAATTACAGTACCCAGTACAGCCGCTTGTAAATCTTGTGGCAACATTTCGCCTGAACTTGTAGCAACAGGGTTACTTAGACCCTGAGCACTTACACCTACAATAACGATCTCGCCGTCAAAATCTTTAGGCAAGTCAGTTAAACTATAAACATCTGGCTTTAATGACCAGTCAATCCAAATGCGTGATAAACTATCTGTCGTAACAGGACCAAACTTTGGAATACGCATCTTTTCAACACCATTCTCATTTACTTTGATCTGTACAGTAGAGTCTGCGCCAGCAACACGTAGCGTCTCCATTGCCAGGCTTGGATACAGTTTACCATCGTAAGCAACAACTAGTGGCATACGACGTACAACACCATCAACTTCAGGTAGTGTGTTTGTAATACCAACACCGGCAGCCGCTTGTTCAACACCGGGTATGTTGGCAATAAGTCCTGGATAAGTTACAAACGTATCAAGACCAAATGGACCAATAATTACCGAGCCTGGTGCTCTTGGGCTATTACGAGTTTGTGTACTACCGATACTAGGCAGTATAGTTGGAAATTGTTTTAGTGCTTGGATGTATTCCGCATCTTTTCCCATCCTGTCTTTATCAGGAGTAAGGATATTAAACACCACGAGACCAGCATTACGTCTGTAAAGATCCCGAATAATGTTACCGTATGTGTCGCGGCTAAAAGGAAACTGGCCATATCGTTCTAACGCTTTCTCGTCAATGTTTACTACACTTACACCGATTGCTTCTGGTGCTTTACTTGTAACTAGAGTATCAAAATAACGTAAGCGAACCGATTCAACAAATGTAGGGTCAGCGATACGAACGCTTAATACTAAAGCTAAGGTTAAAAGAGCAGTCCAAGGACTGGTTAAGATTTTTTTGATCATCATGGTAATCCGTATGTGCCTTTTAAGACAGAATAATTTTGTGTTACTTGTGTACTAGTCAATGCTAGATTGTAAACTCGCATACTATAAAATGTAGCAGGAATAGTATCTGTATAGCCCGTACCACCGTTAGTATGGCGAGCACCAAAATATAAATTAGTAGTAGAATAACCGCCACCGGGGGCCACAAATGTGCTGGTTCCCAATGATGTTCCATTCTTAAAAACTGTTACACTGGTACCGCTTATTACAAAATCCCATATGGCCACACTAGTATAACCTGTTATGCTATAGCTTGCTCCTCCGCTTGGAGATCCGACACTAATAACACCGGCACTACCAAAGAAACAAAGGTATCCTTTACCGGCACTCCAGCTTTCATCGGCCCATATAGTTGACCAATAAGATGCTGGATTAAATGATGCGGCTATACTAATTGTAAAGGTATTACTAGAAAAATTATAACCAGTGGAAATATATGACCCACCGGTAGTAGTAATACCACCACCATAACTACCGGTGTAGGCTAATGTGCCAATTCCAACTAAGGTAGCGTTATTTCCGCTACCTGATGTGTCGGTCCAGGCTGTACCATTGGTAGCACTAACAGGAGCTGTAGCCAGGTTCATTACTAAACCCGATGTCAAAATACTAGGTGTTGGCACATTAACATCTATACTGATGCCACCCCCAATATTTACGCCATTGCCAATGTTTATCGCCATATTGTCTCCGTTTTAATATTTATCGGACTACAAGCTGGTCAGCAAACTCTAATAAAAGATTCCAATGATGTTGATTGTGCCATTTTGGCTCTAAGTACTGCCAGGGCTTTTGATACCAATATAGTTGGCTTTCGGGGTGGCATCCAATTATACCTACACGCCCTTGAAATATGGCCATTGGGTCGCCGTTGGCATATCGGGCTACAGTAGTGAATTTAGTTTCATCACCTATTAGAGCACAACCATCGTAGAAATACATATCTTCAGTAGTACCACGCCAGGTTACTTTTGCTGTGGTGCCATAACTCCTACGCACATCAGCATTGGGACGACGAATATACTGCACAGCATCTACACCATCTAGTATATCAAAGTACTGAGATCCTGCCCAATAAGCACCCATACAGATACCTAAGTAGTGCCCACCGTTAGCTACATAGTCTGCAATCGTATTTTCCGCACGGCGTCTGAAAAACCTATCGTAACTATCTGAATCGCCAATGCCACCGGGGAAAGCAACGATGTCAACTCCTGCCAGTGTAGATTCATTAACTTGGGTTCGATCAAATAGTTTGACGTCAAAATGTGGGCTTAATGCTAGGGTCATAGCATCACAACAATCTTTACTGCATTCGGGATGATTGATAAACAATGCTATTTGATGCTTCATACTACTATGTATTTACCGCTCAACTGTGCTTGAAGTATTACAGTTTTGTTAAACCTGTACTACTGTCCATTTAGTTGTAAATGGTTTGCCCTCGGCCTTGTGTTTCAAGATTTTGGCATATTCCTTCTTGCGAAGTTCAAGCTGTTTCTCGGCATCGTGGTCGAAGCAAGCCTGATACACTTTACGTACTAATTTCGTTTGTTTCATAGCTTACTCCTTTTAGGTAGAAAAGGACCATCTAGTGGCCCTTAGCACTGGTTACGGATTTCAGCGACACCTTATCTTGTGCCCGCACTTTTATTTAGCAATTAAAAGTTAACTCTTGCCTGTAATGATGCTGTATTAACTGCTTGTCCATATTGATCCTGACGAGCAATCTTTAACAATACGCTACTGTTCTTATCATCATGATAGGTAAAGTTAATGGCACTGGCAGTTGTATTATTTGTATAATGTCCAACTTCGGCACCCACAGCCCAGTTCTTATTAAAGTTATGATCATAACGTAGACCAGCAATACCTGAGTTATTAACTTGTGTAGTTGCCGCATACGTCATTGCTGTTAATGCTGGACCAGTTTCTTTTACCGCATCAATTTGATTTGACTCACTGCGTCCGCCTACAAAAGCACGGAAGCCTTTAACTGCTGGTGAGTAAACTTTGATCTGTGCCCAACTATCAGTACCGCTAGCGGATCCAGTATTATTGTAACCTAGGGCTGGTAAACTGTGTGCTGTGTTATAAGTGTTTTGAGCATAGCCAATGTCACCTTTAACCATAACATCGTTTTCAAAACTCTTAACTACATAAACACCAGCTGATTCTTTAGTTAATGATCCAGCAGATTGATCACCTGACAAGTTTACAGTACCGTGATTGTATTGGATACCAACCAATGCTGTAGGGCTAACTAATTTTTCAATACCTAGACCAAATACGCTACCTGAATAGTTGTAAGTATCTTTAGTATTTGATTGTAGGCCTGTACCTGTAACATAAAAGTTATAGTCACGACCACTTAAATCACGTTGATGAATTTGACCATCTTCAACACGAATACGTGTATATGGATCACTGTCTAAGGATTCATTCATACGGTTGTTTGCTGTTCCAAGTTTGGCAAATTGGTCAATACGTGTTGAGTAACCGGTATCAGTACTTGCTACATCAACATTGTTGCTGTGTGCTGTTGCTGTTAGAACTTCATTAACCACTGCGGTTGATGTTGTAACAATGTTAGTAGTTGAAGCTGTAGTTACCGGAGTACCTGTACGTGTTTGTGTGCTACCGTCGCTGTATGTATCAACGTATGTTGGAGTTGTTACTGTTGTTACTGTACGTGGTGTTGTGTAAGTTGTAACTGTAGTAATTGGTGTTGTACTTGTAGTTACTGTTGTTACCGGTGTTGTACTTGTAACGGTTATATTATGATTAATGTTTAAGTTCTGTGCTGTTTGACTGGCACGGCTATCAGTAACTGCTGTGGCCACTGCGGTTGTGCCAAGTGTAGTAGCTACTGCTGTTGCTGTGGTGCCACGTGTGCTTGCTGTAGTTGCTACAGTTACGCCATCTGCTGTTGTACTAACTACTGTAGGAGTTCCATTGGCTGTGCTTACTACAGTTGGAGTACTTGGAGCACTTGGTGGTACAGGCGGAGCACTTGGGTTACCCGCATTAACTGTTTGGTTTGGTTGTGCTATAATGCCCATACTTGACAGGTTTGGTACGCACTGACTAGCGGCCAGTGTTAAGCTAGTACAAGGACCAGCATAAACACCTAGCTGAATAGCATTATTATCTACTGCGTTGTTACTCATAGCAGTGAATGTAATAGTGTATGTTACACCGCCGGTTACAGTGAAACCCTGATAGATACCATCAAACGAGCCGACAGCACCATCATACCATTGACCTGTTGACCAAGAGCCTGCGGCAGCCGGGTAAGTACCATTCTGATACCACACACCCCAGTTTGCTGGAGCATTGATTGTTTGTGTGCCACCGTTGACTGTGACCTGCACAGGACCGCCTGCGCTTAGACTACCGTTGGTCAGCAAGTTGCTACCACCGCCTGTGGTCACTGACGGATTTTGGAATGTCCAGTAAGCTGGGTCTTGGCGGAAGGCAAAACCTACATAATCGCTACCCGAACTGGCAGCGGTAAAATTAAATGAATAATTACTAAACTGATTGGCTGTGTTACCCTGAACTGAGCCTATGCTACCTGCTGGTAGACTTTGTGCCTGTGCCGATAGGCTTAGACACACTGAAATGGCCACTAAGGCCTTGGTGAAAAACTTCATTGTCGAGATCCTTTTATTATTATTTTTCTTGATCTCGGAAACGCACGGTACTGCTTTTGAACCCGCTGGGAGCGACAGTAAATCTCAAACTTACAAAGCTATTTATTGTTTACAGGTGGCCAAAATGTATCGAGTTTTTCTTGTTCTTCGGGCAAATCCATATAGTTGTGCCGGCGACAAGTTTTCATATACGTTTTAGCATCGCCTACTTTAGATACAAGTTGGCAAAGTTCTTTACAACCGTCAACTCCACAAATTGGCGGGACGTCCAATCCTTTTATCATAATACGTACTCTACTTCTTCTAAGAAAGGGTACTTCATTAAAATAAAATCTCTATACTCTACAGGTACAAAAAATTCAACTACAAATCCTCGGTGAGTTTCAAAATATCCACCAATTTCTTGTACATAGAATCCAACTTCGTCCAATACATTACGACCGTGATTAAAGTATTTTGCTGTAAATGATATCATACTAGTTACCTTGCCTTACAGTAATAGGAGTACATCCTCCGGCTTGTACACAAACTGTATTGATGTAATAATTTTGACCACCTGTTTGTGTTAAATTTACACTACCTGGACCGCCAGCATTGGTAATTGAAATACTAGCCGAATTAGCAGTTGATCCTGATTGATTAACTGTAGCTGAGTTACTGTTACCCAATAGGTTAACAGCCAAACTATGAGCACCTGTGCCCGATTGGCTAGTTAGTACGTTGTTAAGGTCACCTTGTACTGTAACCGACGCACTCTTGGCAGTATTGTCCGTTTGACTTGCATTAACTGTATTATAGTTTCCAGTTACCGCAGTCGATAGGTAATGGGCACCAGCACCTGTATTAGTTTGTTCTGTATTAACTTGGTTACCTGTGCCAGTTACTGAGACTGATTGATAATGTTGACCTGTATCCTGTCCGTTAGTTTGATTGGCTAATGTAATACCTTGGTTAAGTCCTAAGTAATTGTAGTCTCCATAGACTGCGGCATTAATGGCACTCGATCCAACAGGATTACTGGGATCGCCTTGACGTATCTTTACTGTGTTACCCTGGCCTTGTACGGGCATTGATTGTTGACTAACACCGCCTACACTATTAACTCCATTTTGTTGTATGATCACGTGATTACTGCTACCAACTTGATCTATATAAATGCTAGGATTGTTTTGATAATTTGCTATAGCTAGTCCAGCATCAACTCCCACAATAGATACCGTTTGAGCGTGAGGACGTGAGCAATACTCAAGTCCAGCAATTAAAATTAACACAATAACAATAATTTTCATTTTAGTTCTGCTTTACTGTTATTGTTGTGCCACTACCAGAGTTAATACGATTCTTAAATGTATACTGACCCTGCGTCATATAAACTGTAGCTGTTTCGTTACGATTCACTGTAACGCTTTCTTTGTTGCTACCATCATCGCGATATAGTGTAACAGATGAATCATCTACATAGGCCTTGATACCAGTGCTGGCACGATAATCTGGCAATAAACCATTGTTGGTTGTGTTTAATAATTGTAGCTCGGCCTGTAGTTCTTGATTCAACATTGTAAGAATATTGGCCAAAAAATCCTGATCTAAAAAGTTTTGTGCTAAACGATTTTGAAATATTTGTCGTTGTTGGTCGGCAAGTACGTTGCCCAAGTCTGCTTCTTTAAGAAAATCTTGTGTTAATAAACTTGCCTTGTTTGTACTAGATTCTTGCTGTGCTCGCTTTAACTCTGGGGGAGGAGTCAAGATCAACAGATTATTCATAGCATCAAGACTAAGATTAATTGTTACAGGTTTAGTTGGGGGTTGACTACGTGACTCTACTTTAGTTGCTTGAAATGCCTGATCTAATGTAACGGTGCCAGCATCAGTAATAACATCAATGATACCTGTTTTACAATCACGTTTAACATCAGCAAATCCGTTGGGACAACTAGGTAATAAGATTATTGTACTTGCGCCAAGTTCGTCAACAGTAGCAGTAAAATCAGTACCGCGAACAGCAATGGTAGCAGTAGGAGTGTTGATAGCCACCTTATTAGGATTGTTATGAGCAATCGCCCCTGATGCGTATCTAACTGTGCCGCTAGCCATGTTAAGGGCAAGTTTACCAGTTTTTGCTTTAGGGTCATAGACAAAGTCGTCAATGACCAAACGTGAGTTTTCATTTACCTGTACCTTTGTATCATCTGCAAATGTAATACCAACTTTACCCTGCGTCGTTTTCACTGCGTCGTCCATCTCCACCCCGACGCCCTTGGTCCCAGTTAGTGTCGTCTTCGACCGTTGTATCGAAGCTGGGCTGTTCAACTGTTCCGTTATAGTCCCGATCGCGGCGTTTGAGCTCTGTGATATACTCAGCCAGAGTACGAATAGTCCTACCATCCATATTAGTCTCCTTTGTGTTCGAACCAATAACATTTCTGTAACTCTCGCATTAATTGATCTTGAGCTAGACCAGTATGACGACTGGCCAGCTCAATGAAATCTATCCACCTTGACGCAATATTAGTTTGACCGTCGCTCCATTGTTGATACATCATTTGTAGGAAGCGTAAGTCTACCATATTAGTGATTATTCTGTGTTATATTCACAGTATTACTACTACCGTTAATTTTTAAGTTAGCGGTGTTAGCGTCAGCTGTTGTTGACTGGGTAATCGACACTTGGTTACTGCTACCAGTCATACCTAATGCTACGGTATTTCCAATACCACCTTGTGTAATACCAACTACGTTATCGTTACCAACCATGCTACTGCCCGATCCAGCATAACCACCTATGCTAGCGGTATTGTTACTGCCATTTTGGTTTATAGTATAAGCATTGTTAACGCCACTGGAATTGATACCAATTGCATTACTACCTGTGCCTTGCTGTGTTACTGTTGCGTTATTATTGCCGCCACCACTTAAACTAATTCTTGTTGTATTAGCATCGCCGGATATATTAGCTGTTACTGAGTTGCTATCACCACCAGCTGTATTAACACTTAGGCTGTTATTTCCGCCAGTCATTTTAACTAAGGCTTGTGCGTTGTTACCTACCTGTGTTATATCAACTGAGCTACTGGCAAATGTACCTTGTCCGTCGCTGTTAAGATCTAATATAGCGCGAGCACTATTACCCTGTACGCTATAGTTTACTGTTGGTACCGAACCTCCACCTAGTGTAGTTCCTACCATGCTAACATCTAACTTATTTTGGTTACCAACTTGGTTAATACTGACCAATGCGTTATCGCCATTAAGTTTAGCCGCGACGGTATTATCGTCCCCACCTTGTATTGGCTGAACACCTCTTACAACGTTACCAAAACCGTTCTGCGTTACGTTGACTGTTGCTCCACTACCTGATTGATCGATGTATATGCTGTTATCGGCAGCATTGACACCTACACACATCGCAACGGCTAGCATTGTTGTTATTATTTTAGCTAGTCTTGTTTTCATTTTACTTCATTCCTTGGTCAATGACCTTTATTACTTCTTGACCTCTGGCCCCGACTTCTCCATTGGTGATGCTACTAAACTACTCGCTTTTACATACCCCCTATGACCTTGACCATCGTCTACAAAATACCAGCCGGTTGGATAAGGTATAACTTCTAACCGAGTACCTTTAACCAGTTGCCAGCGTTTTTGAACACTTTCATCTGGCTTGGCATACAAGTATGCTGTTTCGTTTAGGTACTGAGTTGTATTCTTGGGTTCTTCTTTTTTTACTTCTACTTTAGGTTCTTCCTTTTTTACTTCTACTTCTTTTTTAACTTCTTCCGCTTTAGGTGCAACTGCTACTGGCTGTACCACTGTTGGCTGTTGTACTAGCAATGGTGCTGGTTTACGAAACTCCCATACACCCTTGCGTTCACCTTCTCGAATCATTTCTACTACTGCCGCTTCCACAGCCGCTTTAACAGCTAGTGTACTTGCTTCATTGATAGTTAAACCAGATTCAAATTCAAATATACCTGCTGTGGCACTAGTACTTCCTGTGTTATTAGCAAACACTTGATTTAATATACCACCCCCCGGATCAATACTCTTTAAGATAGCAACAGAGTCTGCTGTTGAGTAAATGATTTTAGTTACGGTTACAGCCGCCAATATCTTACCTGTGTTAACACTGATAGCACGTAGGCTAACTGTAACAATATCCTTACTATACTGTGTCTGTGGACCAATACCTAAAAATCTGTAAGCGGCTCCGCCTGACTCTAATCCTGTATCATAACCAATGATACCACCTTCAAATATAATACCAGCAAACTGCATTGGCATTAACGGTTTAGCATCTTTACCTTCATATGCTTCTCGCATCTGTTTGATGATTAGTCGTTCCTTGGTTAAGGCATCAATATTGCCACGTTCAACTACATCAAACCAACGACCATTACCAACATCTTGTAAGGCCTTAATTAAAAATACATCAGCACCCTGTGTAACTGCTGTACTAAAACTTGCCACTCCCGGAGTAGGCTTACGCTGTCCGGTCTTATCAGCAAAGTTATAGACTGCTACACTTAGCTTTGGTCCTGCCGGCGGTGGTACTGCGTCAAACTCTTTTTGTAACTTATTTTCAGCTACCTTTGGTTCGTGCTCGATCCCTGCCAACTGCCCTGCCTTTTGGGTAACAGCACAACCGGATAACACTAAAATAATTGAAGATAAAAGTAATAATCTTTTCATCTTAGTTCATATTAAACGAGTTTAACGGTACATTAATTACCGTTGTGTTGCCTACATTATCTCTGACAGTAAGCAAAATATTAGTTGGATTTGTTGGATCTTTAATCCAACTCAATGTGTTTCCTTGAAAGTTAATACTACCACTACAGGCGCTAGTTCCGCCGCTACAGCTACCACCAGCAAACATCTGTGTGGCTACGTTTTGACTAACCTGGGCGTATATGCGTGACTCTAAGTTAGTTAAGAATTGATTAATAGGTTGATTTTGTGCGGCACTAGCGGCCGCTTGTTGAGCAGACTGTAATGCCGCTAATACGGCTTGTTGTCTAGTATATTGTTCGTTTTCAACAGTAAGAACGTAGGTTCCATATCCGTTACCGTTAAATGCTGGGCTCTTAAAAGAAAAATCATTGATTGGGGTAGCTACCGCTGAAAATGCGGTTGCTGTTAGAATAGCTATACTAGCTTGTTTGATAAAACGCATCACTCTACCTCTTTTATTATTATAATGGTAGTAGAATCGTCAAGACTCTGCTCCTACGAGTATTTATCGTAGGATCTAGAACAAATGATGTGGGTTTATTTGGTAATTCTAGAAAGGATTTCTTCGTAAAAACTGTCTAATTCGCCACCAAATGAACCTATTAGTAGCTCTGACAATTCTTGACAAAGAGTGTAGTTTTTTTCGTGATAAGCAGTAATAAATTGACTGTGTAGTGCTTTGCGGCCGTCAAGTGTAGCAAAACCCTCTAAGCCAATTTTTTCTGGAGGTACAACACAATATACAGTACGAGATTCACCGTTAATCATAAATGATTCCAATTCTAATACTGTATGGTTATTGCTTAATTTTTCAACGACTTCTTGATCCCAGACTATCTGCATAATTTATTTGACTCGATCCAATTTGAGTGCGTGGTAAATTGCCTGTACACCTTGTGCCTGACTCACACAATCTTCTAAAGCGTTATGTAGGCCAGCCTTGTTCTTTTCACGTGGATCACCGTGTACACCAAATAGCGTACGGCTGTCACGTATTTGCCAATACTGCCAAGGGGTGGGCCAGCCCATTTGACGATAAATGTTTTCCAGGATAACAATGTCGAACGCAGGGCCTTGGCACCAAATACTACCAACACCAACTAAGAATTTGTTTAGTTGTCGATACATACTTTCCAGGCTAATACGATCCTGCTCGCCCAAGGCTTCTTCACGTACATCTTCGGCCTGGCTCATCCACCAGCTGAGTGTGTCCTCTTGTACATTACGACCTAGTGCCAACTGTTCATCAACATCAATTCGGAAGTATAAACTATCGCCAAATGCGTCTGGAGTAAATGGGTCAAACTTAACAGCACCCAAGGTAAGGATAGCACAGTCTGGGCGTGTGCCCAAACTTTCTAAGTCTAACATTACATCCATTATTTTGCCTTGAGTAGTTTCATTGACTCAGCTTCTACTACACGGTTACGTAAACCCGAGCTAGAGAAACTGTGATCACGACGGTTAAAGATTGGCATAATACCACGCATTAGTCCTTCACGTTTACCGGTATATTCCGATTGCTCATATTCAACACCAAGTACTCGAATGTCAATTGGAAGGATTAATAGCAAGTCTACTAGGTCCTGTTCTGTTTGGTAAACTACTACTTCGTCTACATAACGACAAGCGGCCAATTGTATTTGACGTTCTACAATACTTTGAACTGGTTTGTTTTTAGTATCAGGACGATCTATAGTTGGATCTGTTTGTAAGCCAGCAATTAGGTAATCGCAATGATTCTTTGCTTCAGCAAGCATAGCAATATGTCCTGCATGAAGCATATCAAAGGTACTAAAGGTGATGCCAATCTTTTTGCCATCTTCTTTTAATTTTCTAATGTGATTAAAAATCATACGTCTTGTTCAATTTTTACTTGTAGTGGGAATCCGTTATTACGGGCCAATAGTGTAACTTCAATACCTTTTTGTTCGGCAAGCTCGTATGGTAGTACTGCCACTACAGCCGAACCTTCTTCGTGTACTTTCATAGTGATTGCCATTGCGGCACCTTCATCATAGTTGAAGATAATTTTGAGTGTTTCTACAACAAACTCTTGTGTAGTCTGCTCGTCATTGATGTAAATTACACGATACTGCGGTGGTTCTTGAATATTGATTTTTGGGTCAATACGTGGGCGCACGTCAATATGCGTTTTAGTTTTGGACATTAGTTTTTCACTCATAATAAAAATAAAGGGAAGTTAGTACTCCCCTTTATTATACAGCCTACTCGTTTATTTTGCAAACGTAATGGCAATCTTTTTCGGCTTGTCTTCCTCTGGAACAATCTGCTCCAAAGCAATAGCCAAGATACCATTTTTGACTGTAGCACCACGCACTTCAATGTGTTCGGCCAATGGGAAGGTTCTTACAAAATTACGGGCACTGATGCCTTTGTGTAAGTACTCAACTTCTTGGTCTTTTTTGTTTTGCTCGCCTTTGACTGTTAAAACGTTTTCTTTTAGTTCAACATCAATTTCGTCTTCGGCAAATCCAGCAACAGCTACTTCGATAACATAGTGAGTGTCATCTAGTTTAACTACGTTGTGTGGAGGATAGTTGCCGTCGGTACGACTGTTGGCGAATGTGCGATTTAGTTCTTCAAACATACGATCAAAGCCAATTGTTTGGCGATGAATTTGGTTTACAAATGAAGGTAAATCGAGTGTGCGAATTTCAAGTTGTGTCATAATTTTTCTCCTTTATTAAGCAAGTATGACTATTAAATGTAGACCCCACCCGGGCATCTACAATAATATTTATACACGAAAAACGTGAATTAGTAAAGTTTTTTGGGCAACGATTCAGAAGCTAATTTTTTACGCCAACGGTTCTTGGCCGCCGCTTTAGCTTTCTTGCGTCGTGTAGTAGGTTTTTCGTAGGTTTCGCGTTCTTTAAGGTCACGAAGTAGGCCAGATTCTAGCACTTTCTTCTTGAATTTACGCATTGCCTTTTCTACGTTACCGTCGATACCGACTGTAACTGAATTGCCTCTACAAGTAACTACGCCTTTATAATATGCCATAAGTTTATTTATTGAAGTAATCTGCTGGTGTAACTATTTTTTGTTTGGTTCCAAAAAAATGTATCTTGTTTCCTTGGTCCGTTATAAAAGCACTATCTTCTAAAAAATCCAGTGCTAGATCTTGGGGACTTAATACTATGTCTGCTTTTAAATACACACGGCTTAACCATTCTTTTTGCGCCATAGCTGGGCGATAAAAATATACATCGTAGCTGGTATTGGCTGTTTTACAAACTTCAGCGCACTGAGCTGTTTCTAAGTCAGTAGCACCGATAATTAAAACTGTTTCTACGTAGTCCGGTGGTGTAATAAAATTACTATGCATTCTTTTCTATAAAGTCTTTGATTTGGTCACGTTCTACATCAGTTAACATTTCCGGATCATATTTTCCAGCGTCTAATTGATCTATTAGATGACGGATGTAGCGATCCTCATAAGCATATATGTTATTTTGATCTTTGTCAACCTGTATCCACTTTTGACCGTTGAATTTGAACAAACGATTTGGCAAGTAGTCTGTACGTAGGTACAAATCACCTTTGTCTGGGTTTACAGGAAATATATTACCAAAGTCGCTGTGACTTGCTTTACCTAAATTGGGTACGTTGTCTGCTTTGGCTAATAGGTGTGTGTTAATAATACCGCGGTTGCGACCGGGTGCGGCTTCGTTGGCACGTGGGTTAGGCTCATCGATAACCGGATCTAATTCTAAAGGGGGCTCTTCTATTTCGGCTTCTTCTAAAGGAGCGACCTTTTTAACAATTTCGTCTACAATTTCTTCTACAGATTTAGGTTGTACATAACTGGCCTGTAATGGCATACCCGGTGCTAGGCCTTGTCCACGGTAAGGATGTTCTTCCTCGTCGTCGGCATCCTCAATAATAAAGTACTCTAATTCTTTTTCAGGTTTGTTATCGGCTACAAGCTCGTTGACAAGGTCAACGTCCGTTTGAGGTTCTGGGGCCACTACAGCCGCAGGCTCCTCTACCACAACTGGATCGGGAGTGTTAGGGTCGTCCTCTACGGTTGGTAATTCTAAATCACGTTTAAGTTCTTCAAGTTCTTGATCTATGCGTAAATCTTCATCTTCTTCTTTTTTCTCTTTGGCCCATTTTAATGATTGTTGTGCGGCTAGAATTAATACAAGTGCCAGTGGATCAAATACTGCTACAATAATCATAATGACCCAGGTTACCGCTTTTTCTAATATGTTAGCATCGGGATTGTCGTCGTAGATTAATTTAGCAATATACTTGATTGGGCCAACTTCGGCTTCTACTTTACGAACCTCTGCTCGTATAGGTGCGGCTTGGTCGTTAAGTGACGCAATGAGTTTTTGGTTAGCTTCAATATCTTTGGCCAGTGCCGCACGATCACGTTGTTGACTCTTGCGAATGGCATTCGATTTGTCTGCACCTTTTTCATCTGTGCTTCGACCCATTACTTGGTCAACAGCATCGTCCATTTGTCGAAGTTGTTTACGATCAGCTTCGATGTTTTCCCGTGCAGTTTTGATCTTTTCATCATAGATGGCAATTTTGGCTTGCACATCACCCGATACTAGATTTTGATCATTGTGTGCTTTGGACAGGTAACCAAAAATACCCATGCTGGTAATCAGCATCAGCATGGCCACAGCCGGTAGTAGGTACAGTTTATATTGTAGGCCGGCTCGTTCCCAGTTGTTCTTTAACCAAACTGCGGCAGTGACCTTGCCCAGTTCCAGGCTTCCGCCCATGATAAGAATTGGGATCACCGCACCCGAAAAGATAGCGGCAAGGCCGGTGATACTGTAGTAAGCACCAACCATTTCGATTAGTAAGGCAACTATTAGGGTGAAGTATCCAAATATCATAGTGTGTATTTATTGAGTTTTTACTCAACAAGTATACTATGATACTGCGTTAAAAGCAACAGGTTTGGTTAAATGGTATTGTTACCAATTGCAGTTACAAATAGATTGCCGTTTGTACCGTTCGCTCTACTAGTAAATAATTTTTGGATTGCCATCTAAGACTTACCCTTCAAAAGGTTCGTCTTCGTCAGCTATAGCGATAATGGCTGGAGCAATTCCTGCGTTTTGTTTCATAATAGCTAATTCGTCTTGACCTTGCTCGCAACCGCATGGGCTTGCACCACACGTATCACAGGTTTCTTCACCGGCCATTTTTTTCATCAAATCCAGTTTTTGTTGTAATGGCGGAACCATTGTTTTAACATTAACCTGTGCTTGTTGTTCAATACCAGCTGTATCTGTAGGTTGATCAACTTCTATACTG